CGGACCGTAACGCCGAGCTGCTCGCCTGGAGGAACAGGTACGCCCGGAAAGAGAATTGCGACACAGCCGGTCGCCACAATCTCGACCGCATCATCCGCCTGTCCGAAGCCGCCCGCACGACAGACGGAGATATTCTGATCGTGAAGATTGCCGACGGTCGGGTGCAGGCGATCGAAGGGGACCGCCTACGTACGCCGCCTGGTGGGTTCCCCGCCGGTGTCTGCAATCCGATTCGCGTGATCCACGGTATCGAGACTGACGAGGCGGGCCGCGCCCTGCGCTACGCTGTCTGCCGCCGGTCGCACCCCAGCGACTACAGCACCGCCGCCGGGATGTTCTACTTCGACCGGATGGTGGACGCTGACAACGCCTGGTTGCACGGTTACTTTTCGCGCTTCGATCAGTACCGCGGAATCAGCCCGCTCGCCTCCGGGTACAACTCGCTCCGCGACGTGTACGAGGGAGTGGACTACGCACTGGCCAAGGCCAAAGCCGCCAGCCTCTTCGCAATGGCCATCTACCGCGCCGATGACGCGCCGATGGGCCAGGTGTCGCCGATCCCCCAAAGCCAGGTCCCGGTGGGAACGCAGATTGACTACGGACAACCCGACGACTCCGGACTGCGCGTTGACTTCGGCCGAGGCCCGGTCTTCCTGGACCTGAACAAAGACGACGAAGCCGAGTTCCTGCAAAGCAACCACCCGTCGAACGAGTTCCAGCAGTTCACCAACATGGTGATCGGGATGGCGCTCAAAGCGCTCGACATCCCATTTTCGTTCTACGACGAATCGTGGACCAATTTTTCCGGGGCTCGCCAAGCGTGGATTCAGTACGAATTAACCGCGCGGGAAAAACGCAAAGACAACCTGGAACTCCTGGACAACATCCTGGAGTGGCGCATCGCGATTGCCTGCGAAGACGGTGAGCTCACAGGCCAGCCCGAAGACTACCGCTGGCGCCACGTGTCGCAGGGAGTCCCCTGGATTGACCCGCTCAAGGAAGTCCAGGCCGACTGCCAGGCCGTGTCGGCCGGATTCACGAGCCGCCAGCGCGTGTGCCGTGAGAACGGGGATGACTTCTTCGAAATTGCGGACGAGATCGCAGAGGAGAATCAGTACCTGGTGGACAAGGGAATCCCCACCGCGATTCAGCTCTCCAACGTGCAGATCAATGAAAACGTGTCCGAGACCGCGGAGGCCTCAGCATGAAAGCCAACCTGACCAAGCGCCCCAAGCTGCTCCGGTCCGACGTAGCCCGCGGTCTCGCCGCCGGAGACAACACGGGCTCGAGCCCGGTCGACCCGACCGGGGGAGACAACGGAGCGGGGATCATCCGGGGCATGGCCATCATCACGCGCGGGGAGGCCCGCGGCCACTTCGGGTGGATCGACAAGACGTTCCTGAGCCAGGTCGCCGCCGCGATCGCCGCCAAGCCCAAGGGAACCAAAGCCCGTTTCACCCACCCCAGCGCCTCCGGGGACGGTCTCGGGAAAAACACAGGCCGGGTGAAAAACGCGTCGATCGACGGAGACGTTGTCCGCGGTGACCTCCACTTCGCACAGCACGCGCACGAGACGCCCGACGGGGACCTTGCCCGGTATCTGATGAAACTGGCAACCGACGACCCCGACGCTTTCGGAAACTCAATCGCTTTCGATTTCGACCGCGAAGCCGAGCTGGAGCTGTTGCTCGCCAACGGTGCCGAATGGGTTGAGGCCGACTGGGGACGGGAGTTGAGTCTCGAAAACTTCAAGAGCCCCGACCCCAAGAACACGCAGAACCTCCCCCACTTCCGCCTGAAGACGCTCCACGCCGTGGATGCTGTCGACGACCCCGCCGCCAACCCGTCGGGACTCTTCCGCCGGCCAGATGACATCGCCGCCGAGGCCGACAAGTTGATTGCGTACAGCATGGGACTGTCGAACGAACGCCCCGACCTGGTCGCGCTCGATGTGGACCCGGACCGCCTCACCGGTTTCCTGCAACGTTTTCTCGCGCGCCACCAGCTCGCGATCACCTCTCTGACGAAAGGACACAACGTGAACATTTTCGAAGAGCGCGGTAAGCAGCTCCGCGCGGAACGAGCCAAACAGCTCGCCGCAGAAAACAAAAACGATCGCGACGAAGACATTGACGCGGTTGAGCAGGAGGAAGCCGACGCCGACAAGGACGAAGGTAACGACGAGGGGACCGACCAGCGCCAGAACCTGGAGGACGACGCCGACGACAAGGACAAGGGGAAGGAGACCGAAGAGAAAAAGGAACTGGCCAAGGGTGGTGAGAAGCCGAACGGGGACACGTCGAACGACGAAGGGACCCGCCAGGACGAATACCAGGAGGACCAGAAGGAGATCGCCGAGCGCTCCAAGAAAGACGCCGAAGAGGAAACGCCGGTCGGTTCCCCCAGCTCGAAAAAGGGAAAGGGGGTCGGTCCGCTGGGAGACGCTTCGAACAACGTGGGCGCCGCATCCGCCGCCAAGCCCGCCGCGCAGCTCACCGCCGCCGAAGGCAAACGGTTCCTGGACGCATTCGGTGACCAGGGCGGAGTCTGGTTCGCTCAGGGAAAAACGTTCGCCCAGGCCCAGGCCCTGCACCAGCAGGGGCTGAAGGCCGACAACGAACGCCTCAAATCCGAAAACGCCGAGTTGCAGAAGAAGCTCACCGGACGCCGGGGTGAGTCCAAGCCGCTCGCCGCCGCAACCGCCGCCCCCAGCGACACCGACAAGAAGGTCACCAAGTTGCAACAGAATCTCGGGAGCACAGGCATGGCCCGGTTTGCCGCCGGACTCCAGATCCCCCGCCACAGCAACAACTGACGTCAGCCCGTGGCCCCCACGTCGTGAGACGACGGGCCACGGGTCATTTTCCTTGACCCCTTTTCACGCCGCGCTGTGAAGCGCCCCCAGGAGATCAGACCACCATGTCACTCACGACCCCGTCACTGCTCGACATCGCGATCGCCAACGGTAGCGATATGACCGTCGGCCTGATCGAAGAAACGATCAAGGCCGTCCCCGAGGTGCGGATGGGAGCCGCCCGCACCATCAAGGGACTCAACTACAAAACGCTGGTTCGCACCGCCCTGCCGACGGTCGGTTTCCGCGCCGCGAACCTCGGTGCCACGGTGTCCAAAGGCATCTACGAAAACCGGCAGTTCGAAGCGTTCATGTTCAACCCGCGGTGGGAATGCGACAAGATGGTCGCCGACGGGTACGAGGACGGAGCCGCCGCATTCATCGCGATGGAAGCCCAGGGGATCATGGAAGCCGCCTTCCAGACTCTGGGGAAACAGTTCTACTACGGTGCCGCACAGGGTGGTGACGCGCTGGGCAACCCTGGTGTGCTCGCGATGTACGACGCCGCCAACATGGTGATCGACGCCGGTGGAACAACCGCCAGCACCGGTTCGAGCGTGTGGGCCCTGCGGTTTGGTCCGCGCGACATCCAATGGATTTGGGGGAACGAGGGCCAGCTCCAGCTCTCCCCGCTCCAGGAGATGCGCATCCTGGATGCCAACGGGAACCCGTACACCGGGTACGTGCAGGAGATCGCCGCGCGGCCTGGTCTCCAGATGACGCGTAAGTACGCGGCCGGCCGGATCAAGAAAATCACCGCCGACGTGGGACACACGCTCACCGATGCGATGATTTCGCAGCTCCTCGCCCTGTTCCCCACGGGACTGGTGCCTGACTGCCTCATCATGACCCGCCGGAGCCTCCAGCAGCTCCAGCAGTCGCGCACGGCCGTGAACCCGACCGGCGCGCCGGCCCCCATCCCGCAGGAGGCTTTCGGAGTTCCCATCTTCCCGACCGACAGCATCCTCAACACCGAGGCCCTGACGCTGTAACGCCATGCCGCCGAAACCGGGGGAACGTTCCCCCGGTTTCCGGTTGCTCGTGTCGCCCGCCCATCTGACTCAGCTCTTTCTCGAAGGAACATACCATGCAAGGTTTCAATCTACGCGACGGGAACATGAAGCTGACCCTCGCGCTCCCCGCCGCGCCGGGAACGGTGATTTCCGCCGCCGGACTCGATCTGGAGGCCGGGAGCTTCGCCGACTTCATCGCCCAGAGCGAAATCCTGGTCTCCGCCCCCGCGGTGACCACTGCGATGCTGCCGAACGGAATCACGATGACCTACAACCTGGTCGTCAGTGCCAGCCCCAACCTGTCCAGCCCCACGATCATCCAGCAGTCGGTCCTGGTGCAGACGGGAGCCGGTGGAGCGGGAGCCGTCGCCGCCACCGCCCGTGCGCGACTCCCGACCAATGTCGGGTCAATCGGCCGCTACGTCGGGTTGCAAGTCGTGGAAGCCGCCACCGGTGGGAACTCGTCCACCGTGAGCGCCACGCTGGAAGTCCTGTTCTAACCGCAAGCCCACGGAAACCTGCGGAGCAAGTCCCCCCCGACCTCTGCCCCGCAGGTTTCCGATTTGTCGTTACTGCGAAGCCACCATGTCGATCCTGCAAACCGCCATCGCCAGCGCACTCGGAACGATCCGCACCCTCGCCGGTGTGCCGGTCACAATTTCGGACGGGACGCACTCCACCCCCAACGTCAACGCCGCCGTCGGGAAAACCGAATACACCGCCGAGCAGGACAACCAGGTTGTCGAGACCTTCACGTCGCGCGATTACCTGATCGCCCGCGCGGACTACAAGCTCAACGGTGTCGCCGTGCTCCCCGCCAAAGGCCACACAATCACGGAGATCGTCAACGGAGTTTCCAAGACGTTCACCGCCCTCGCTCCCCAGGGGGAACTGGTGTTTGAGTTTTCGGACGTCGGACAGACCCAGCTCCGCATCCACACGAAGGAGACCGCCTGATGCCCACCCCCAGCCAGGTTGTGAATGCGATCGCCGACGCGACCCGCGCCGCCAATTTCCAGAACTCGACTTTCTACACGCTGGTCACCGTCGCCTGTAACAGCAACGACCCCGACGCGCTCGCCCGCGCCGTGACGCTCGCCTTCGCCAGCGGAATGCTGTCGAGCGCCGACGTCGACGCCATCAACGGACTCAACCCCGGAGACCCGTGGACGTGAGCCAGGGAATCATCACGTTTGCCCAGCCCGACGCCACCGGAGCTTTCACGATCGTCCAGGGGGACGATTACAAAGCCGCCGACGGTCGCGCGTTTGTCTGGACCAACGCCCCGGGGACGTGGCCGAACCTGACCGGTGCCACGATCACTTTTGTCTGCGGAAAGGGCGCCTTCACCAAAGCCTACGGACCGTGGAGCGCCACCAGCCCCAACCCCAACGGTGCGAATCAAACCGTCCAGCTCGAATTGCCCGCCGCCGACACGATCCAGCTCAACGCCAGTGTCGGAGTCTACGACTCATACAACTACTCCCTCTCCGCCGTGCTCACGAACGGTGACACGGTGACCCTCGCCGAAGGTCAACTCACGGTCCTGTCGAAATGAGCGACTCCCGCGCCATCGACGTTGCCAACGCCGCCGTTGCCCTCCTGAATGCCGCGTCAGGAGCCAACGCGTTCACCC